TCGCCAGGCTTTGACCACTGCAACACCTGAATTTCAACAGTTGTACGGCAATATGCCGCTGGACAAAGTGAACACGCCCGTGGTGTTGCGTCACCTGGAAGGCGATTCATTGCCAATTCCTGTTCGTTTGACAGAGGGCGAAGCAACCGGCAACCCAATTTTGATTTCTGAGGAAATGAATTTACGCGGGCAATTTCCTGAATTTGCCATGCGTAAAAACGAAGTTAACCAGCAACTGGTGGACAACGTGCCGTTGATTCGCGAACGCGCAGCGCCCGACGTGTACGCCACCAAGACGATTGAATCCAGCCAGGCCATCATTGATTCCTACAAAGCCCTGGACGATGTTCGCAGCGCGGAAATTTCCAAAGCCTACAAAGCATTGGAAGACGCCGCCGGTGGTGAATTCCCCGTTGATGGTGTAACCCTGGCCAAAAATGCTGAAGCCGGTTTGGCCAAAAAACTAAAAAGCGATTTTTTGTCGCCAGCAATTAAAAACCAATTGGATCGCTTCAAAAACGGCGAACCAATGACGTTTGAACAGTTTGAGGCGATGCGTACCAACCTGGCCGCGGAAATCCGCAAGGCTGAACGCAGCGGTGACGGTAACGCCGCCATGGCTGCAAGCATTGTGCGCGAAGCATTAGAGCAATTGCCATTGAAGGGTGAGGCCGCAGCCCTGAAGCCAATTGCGGATACGGCGCGAAATCTGGCCAAAACCCGTTTTGATGCGTTGAAAAAAGACCCAGCCTACAAAGCCGCGGTTACTGACGCTGTATCCGCTGACAAATATTTCAACAAATTTGTCATCAATGGCGACAGCAAAAACATCAACACAATGATCGACGCCTTGGGTCGTGATTCATTGGGTCACCAGCACATTAAGGCTGGAACAATCAATCACCTATCAGACAAAGCGGGCATCATGGATGGCAAAGGCAATTTCAGCCAGGCCAACTACAACAAAGCCCTAAAACAGTTGGACGACTTCAAAAAATTTGGAACCATTTTTGACCCTGAAAGCCAGTTGCAGTTGCGTACCCTGGGCAACGTGGCCGCGTACACGCAATTTCAGCCCCGTGGTTCGTTTGTCAACAATTCCAACACCTTGGTGGGCTACCTGGCCAACAAAGCCGCGGGTGGCGCCGAACAAATTGGCAACATTGCCGGATTAAAGTTTGCTGGTGGCATACCTATTGGAACAATGGCGCGTCAAGCCGTGCAAAAATCTAAAGGCAAAGCCCGCGTTAAAAAAGCACTTGAACCAGGCGCCGGAAGCACGTTGTCCGAAGTCAGCCGCCAAGGGCAGCCGCCAAGGGTTGACATTGTTACCCCGCCACGAATTGATCCAACATTAGATTGAGGAATGTGTGATGGCGCAGTTTGATGAATCCGGAATTGATCCCGTGAAATATGGCGTGTTGTGGGAAAAGGTGCAGAACTACGAGCGCCGATTTGACGCCATGGAAAAACAAATGGAAAAGATGGAAGGCAACCTAGAAAAACTGGTGGCGCTGGCCAACCAGGGCCGCGGGGGCTTTTGGGCTGGAATGGCGTTTGTGTCGTTCATTTCCAGCGCGGTAGGATTTACATTTAGTTGGATGAAAGGGAACTGACGTGACTGAGCAAACACACGAGATTGAATTGATTAAGGCCCAAGCCAGGGTCGAGTTGAGCAAGTTGGAAGCCACATCGCCCGCCAAGGACGTTGCTGGCCGCGCCATCGGTAAACACGGCCTGTTTTACATCACGCTGATTGTGGCCATCGGGGTTGCGTCCAGCCTGGTGTTGGACAAAGACAAGATCGCCGCCGTGATGGGCCTTTTGGGCGCGTCGTTGACCGCTTTGATTTCCATGCTAAACGGCATCGCTGGCGCCAACGCCAAACAGGAAAAGCCAGAGTTTGAGGTTATGAAACAGTTGATCGACAAACTGGACAAACTGGATCGCAAAGAAGCGCCGATGAAAGTGACCGTGGAAGGCGAAAAGGTCACCGTGTCCAAAGGCGACGACACCATCACCACATCAAAGGGGTAAGCCATGTTTCCATTGACCGCATTGCTTGATGTCGGCGGCAAGCTGATCGACAAACTGATTCCCGATCCTGAAGCCAAGGCCAAGGCGCAATTGGAACTGGCCACGCTGGCGCAGTCGGGCGAACTGGCCAAGATGGCCAACGACACCGACCTGTACAAGACCGAGCAAAACAACCTGACCGACCGCCTGAAGGCCGATATGTCGTCGGATTCCTGGCTGTCCAAAAACATCCGGCCCATGACCCTGGTGGCCATTTTTGTCGGGTACTTTACGTTTGCAATGATGTCGGCCTTTGGGCACAACGCAAACCAGGCATACGTCACGCTGCTGGGCCAGTGGGGGATGCTGGTGATGTCGTTTTACTTTGGTGGCCGCACACTGGAAAAAATCGTTGACATGAAAGGTAAAAAATGAACCTGACGCCACATTTCACCCTGGAAGAATTGACCGTATCTGAAACAGCCGAGCGCAACGGATGGGACAACAGCCCCACCGACGCCGAGTTGGCCAACTTGACGCGCCTGGCTGACTTCCTGGAGCAAGTCAAGGTCGTGCTGGGCGGCAAGCCCATCATGGTCAACAGCGCATTTCGCAGCAAACGCGTCAACGATGCCGTTGGCAGCAAGGACACCAGCCAGCACCGCATTGGTTGTGCAGCCGATATTCGTGTGCCAGGCATGACGCCCGACCAGGTGGTGAAAGCCGTCATTGCAAGCGGCATCGGGTACGACCAGGTAATTCGCGAGTTTGACCGCTGGACGCATATCAGTGTACCCAACACCGATTCGACCGCGCCGCGCAAGCAAGCCCTGATTATCGACAAGGCTGGCGCCAGGCCGTTCGCTTAACGCTTCATGTTCCTGACGAACACCGCAAACGACGCCGCGGTGTCGCCCAGGCTTTTCATTTTGTCGAATTCCTTGGCGACTTCCTCCAACACCTGGTTGCGGATTGCCAGGCTTTTGCATTCGCCAGGCGTTTCGCATTTGGTTGCGTAACAGAACGGGCAAACCCAATCCGTTTTTTCTGTTTCCAGCCGTTCATTCCTGGCCCGCAGCAGCCGGTTTTCTTGTTCTAAGTCGGCCACCATCATGTCCAATTCCATTTCGTCTTTGTTCATAGTTTGATTCCGTTCAGATTGAAGTTGTCGGCCATCACGTCAGCATAATCAAAATGACGGCCAAAGCAATCCCTGAACGACACGCATTCGTCAGACCAGCCTTGCACCTTGTTGTTGTAGATGAAAGCCTTTTTTGGAACGGTAATGGTTCCGCATAAAAAGTGCAAGCCCTTTGCAGTCACGCGCCAAAACCCGTCCGACCGCTTTGATGTGTCATCGTGGCCACCCTGTTCGATAAGCCCCCACTTGGCCATCGTCGTGTAGTTTTTGCCCCGCAGCATCCAGGCCGGTGCAATTGGCGGTACGTCCACCCACCCGTCACTGTCACACGGCGCCTTGGACAGCCATAGAAGCGCCAGGGCGTGTGTTTCAGTAATGGTGAAAGGGGAAATCTTGCCCCACTTGTCGCAACAAGGGCAGTGGCCCCCGTCGCTTTCAATGGTGGCCCGCCAGTTGGTTTTCAGTTGCGCCAGGTAGTGTTCAGCATCACCAAAAAAATCCAACTGCATGACAGCCCCTTAGAAGTTTGGCAAGTCGTCGTTCATGTCGTCGAACCCGCTGCTTTGCGGCGCCTGGCGCCCGCGCTGCTGCGGCTGGTCGTCGCGTTCGCGTGGTTCGTTGATGTATGCCCAGCCATCCCAGCCGCCCTCCTTAAGGGGGATCACGTCGATTTTGAGCATTGGCCCGTTCTTGGTTTCGATGATCGACCCGATACGCTGGTAACGGTTCTTTTGTTGCTGTTGCGCGTTGGTGTACGTGCCGGTGATAACGGTGATTTCGTTGATAAGTTTGGCCATGATGATTTCCTTAATTTGCGTTTTTTTCTAATTCCCACAATGGGATTCTTGCCGTGCATTCGCTGACAATTGCTTTTGCCAATTCCCACAAATGGTTTTCATTGTTCATATCGGGTCGAGAAATTTCGGTGGACTGACCTTCAACATATCCACGTATGATTTCTAACAATCTGTCCCGCGGCACAAGTGGAACAAAACGTTTTTCCATTTCATTCCCCAATGATTTTTTTCAGTTGATCGACCTTGACCGCGGTTTCGGCCAGGAACTTGATAATTTCCGCTTCCATGTCAGCGATGAACACATCGTCACGCGGTACGCGCTTGATGAACAGTTGCGCCTTGGCTGGCATCCGTGGATCAAACACCACGTAATCGCACCAGGCACGGCCAGCACAGGCCATTTGCATTTGCATTTGCGTGAAATACTTTTGCGGCACGGCGCCGGTCAACAGCGTTTCAATCATGGTGGCCGTGTTGGGGCATTTGATTTCCACGCATCCGTCGTCGCCAATCAGGCCGTCGGGTGACGCGCCAGCCATGGCGATGGTCGGGTGGTTCATAAAGCCCACCTCCTCCACCATGTTGCCGCTGGTCGCTTCATATGCGCCGCGGGCGAAGGGTTCTTGGTCGGTTCCCCATTGCATGGCGCTGTTGCTAAACGATTCCTGGCGTGTGCCGGTGATTTGTTCGACCACCAGTTGGGCCATGTAGTTTTCGCGGCTGGCGCTGTAACCCGACTTTGTGCGGGCCATCACGTCGGCCACCTTGGACGCGGTGACCTTGCCCAAGCGGGCGGCAAACCATTCATCGGTGCGTTGTTCGATTTCGTCAGACATTTTCATTTCCTTTGGTTGATTGTTCTTTTTTGGCACGGGCCACGCGGGCTTTTTTGGCGTCCATCACTTTGGTTTGTAACGCCTGGTTGCCCTGGCAAGCTGCAAACGCATCTTTGAACACCTTGGCCAATTCGTCGCTGTTGGCGCTGGCCTGGATGGCTGCCAGGTGGTCGGTAATGTCAGGCGTCGGGATTGCTGGCGCTGTTGGCCGCTTGCTGGCCGCGTTGCCGTCGTCATCTTCCGGAGCAATGCCGCAAGCTGCCATAAGGCTGTAACGGCGGGCATACGTCAACGCGCTGCCATAACCCTGGGCGTCGTGTTTGCTGGCTGGTACGTGCAACTGGCCGCAATTGATGACTTCACCGGATTCGTGAATAAACACGGTTTCGACGATCACGCCGTTTTCCGATGGGCTGACGCGTTGCGTCAATGCGATGCCGTTGTTGTTGAGTGATTCCACCACCGCTTCAACACACGCGGCCAGGTCGGCGTAACGCGATTTGAAATGCGGGTTGCTGGATGACTTCAGCGCGGGGCCAAATTCCTTTTGCGCTTTGACCAGGGCCGATGCGACTTTGCTAAACGTGTCCATGATTTTCCTTTCAATATTTCGGGGCGCAAGTCACGTCCACCACGATATCGGTCGTGGCGTTGTTGATTTTGCGTTTGCCGTAGAGCATCACAGCGCGAAGGCCGCTGGATGTGCATTCAGTCACCGCGGTGATGACTTCATTGCGCGACATTGGCTGAACCTGTTTGTCCAGGATCAGTTGCTGTTGCGCGTCCAACGTTGTGTTGGGTGGGAGACTAGAGCAGCCCGACAGCAGCAGTACAGCAGCGCCAGCGATCACCGCAACAGCAATGGCCACGTAACGCTTGGCGGGTTTGCGCTTGGCCCTGTACGGGCCGTCAATTTCAAATGGTGGTCGTGTCATGTTGCGCCCCTTAAACGTTGGCAAGCTGCTTGGCTTTGTTGACGGCCTGGGCCAGCATGGCCAAAGGGTAGATGTACGTGCCGACAATCATTTCCGCGTCGGTGTCCAACAGCGTGACCGCGTAACCTTTTTGTGTTTGAGTGACCAAGGACGCAATGCCCAAGTCGGGATTGCTGAATGTCGCAAGTTGATTTGCGGGGATGGTTGAAGTCATTTCAATTTCCTTTTTAAAAGACCGTTTCCGGCATGGTTCGATTGTAAGCCAGCTTAACTGGCAATGTCAACAGGTTCCGCAAATATTTTTGCAAATCTTTCACGGACTGCTATTGCTTCACGCAATTCCTTTTCGCTGGCGCGTTCGATGTAAACGCTGCCCAGGTAGGCGGCAAAAAAAACTTTGCCAGCCCGATGCACTTTAAAAATTCTCACGTCGTTCCCCTTAAAAGATGGCCATCACAAGCCACAGCAAGATGTACAGCACCGGCGCGATCACCAGTGCCATGCCCACAATTTCTAGATCGGTTGGTTCGCGGTTCATATGTTGTTCTCATTAATTTTTTTTTCCGCCCACAATGCGCCAGAGCCAAAAGTTCCATCTGTCCAAATTGCGGTTTTCTTTTGCACATCCGTCAGCCCAACTAATGTGCGCTGCGCCAAAGTTTGTCGAATAAATGCAGCCGCTTTGCGTTGGGCTTCCATGCTGGCATCGTTGCATTCCAGGTAATCGCATAACTTTAAAAGTTCGTCGCGGTTCATGGCTTTCCCCTTATGCGGCCAAACGGCCAACGCTGTTGTATCCGTAACCGTCGTCACCGGCGAAGGCGACGCGGGCCAATGTTGCGCTTGGTGCGCTGTCGTCCATGCTGTATTCGCTGCAAGCGTCGCGGATCACGCGATCCACGCAATTGGTTGTGTATCCCCGCGCAGCGGTGTCGGCGTTGTCGCTGATTTTGTTGATGTAAGCACCAAAGCCGTTGTCAACAATCACGACTTCATTGGCAAACCCAAACCGGCGGCAAACTTCATTTGCAATGCTGGTCAAAATTGGCGCGGTGAACTTGCGGTTCACAAAGATGAAGTCAGCGCCGAACCGAACAGCCTGGCCGTCAAGGGTGTTGTAGTTGCTGCCCTTGTAATCGGTCATGCTGTCAAAGTAAGCGCCCTGGAAAGCCTTGGCGACCGCTTCAACCTGGCCACCGCAAGGGCCGTCGATGTACGACACGTTGATGCTGGCGCCGCCAGCGTAAACGCTGGACTTGACGCTGAACTTGACGCCAGGGAATGTTTCTTTGAGGGCAGCGCGAACGAGTTTTGCAGTGTCAGCGCAAGAGAGGTATGTAGTCATGACAATTTCCTTTTAAAAGACCCCGTGCAATGTGTTAGGGCATGAGTGAATATTAAGCCAGCTTTACGCCTATGTCAAGCCCCCTTACAAAATATTTTTCAAAGTGTTGCAAAAAAACGAAAGTTGGCTTACCATGCGACCATGGAAACACATCAAGCAATTGAAAAAGCGGGCAGCGCCGTGGCGTTGGCCAAGTTGCTGGGCATCACGCGCCAAGCGATCAGCCAATGGGGCGACAGGGTTCCCCAGGCGCGGTTGTGGCAGTTGCGGGCCTTGCGGCCTAAGTGGTTCAAGGGATAGAATTTGCTGGAATCCGGCTAGGTTGGACTAATTACCCAACCGAAAAGCGAGCCCACCCGCCCGCCGCGATTTCCTTTTTTGAGTGGGACAGCGTGAGGGAAAAATGCACTATTACCAATTTCACATAGGTGACTATCGGGCATCGACGGCCCATCTTTCCAATGAGGAAGATTTGGCATTCCGTCGGCTGCTTGATATGTACTACGACACCGAAAAACCAATCCCAACCGATACCCAATGGGTTGCCAGGCGTTTGCGAATTGAACCCCATGTGGTTCGTGACGTGCTGAACGATATGTTTGTTTGTGGCGATGACGGGTGGCGGCACGACCGTTGCGACCTGGAAATCGCGCATTACCACCAACTTGCGGAGCGCAACCGTGAGAACGGACGCAAGGGTGGGCGCCCCAAAAAACCCAGTGGGTTGCCACAGGAAACCCAAGTTGAACCCAAAATAACCCTAACCAGTAACCATGAACCAATAACCAATAACCATAAACCAAAGAGAGAGAGCCAACGCGGGACGCGATTGGCCCTTGACTTTAAGTTGTCAAGTGAATGGATGAATTTCATTCGCCAAAACCGGCCAGAACTTGATCCTGAACAAACGTTTGAGGAATTTCACGACTACTGGATTGCCCAGCCTGGCCAAAAGGGCGTAAAAACCGATTGGACGGCGACCTGGCGCAATTGGGTACGTCGGCAACAGACAGCCAAGAAAACAGCGTCAGAGGCCCGTTTGACGCAAATGGCGGCACTTACCCGCGGCCTGGCCACACCCAAACCAGCG